ATCAAAATGGTTTAGAACAAGACTTAACGTTGTCGAAACAGTCCATTGTGATCTTAGAGTCGCCACTAATTGGCCTGCTTAAAGACCAGAATTCTACGCTCAGACTTCTTGAGCAGAAGATGGATTTAATGTATTCACAGGACAAGGCGATTGCTGCAGGGAAACTTAATGGTTTCATTCAAGTCCCTTACGCAACTAAGAGTGCGCTTCGTAGAGAACAAGCTGCTGATCGTAAAAACCAGCTTGAAACTGAACTTGCTAATAGTCAGTTTGGTATTGCTACTTTGGATGCGAATGAGAAATTCATTCATACTGGCGGTAACATTACCAACAACTTAGTTGATGACATTCGGAAACTAAAACAAGACTACTACAACCAAGTTGGTATCTCTTCTAAAATTCTTGACGGTACTGCTGGTCAGGCCGAACTAAATCTATACTACCATCGAGCAGTAGACCCTGTCCTACAGACTATTGTTGATGGCATCAACCGCGTATTCCTTACGAAGACAGCACGCACACAAGGTCAGATAATTCAGTATTATCGTGACCCATTCCGTATGCTACCAGTTGAACAGCTAGGTACTGCGGCAGACCTCTTTGCTCGAAACGCAATCTTCACCTCGAATGAAATTCGTGCAATGCTTGGTCGCGCCCCTCACCCAAGTCAAATCGCAGATATGCTCTTTAATAAGAACATCTCTACCGGCACTGACTTAGTTGGTATGGGAGGTTATAGAAATGGTACAACCCAAGATGAAACGCCAGAAATCTACGACGATGGCTACGGTGGGTACGTCGATGCTGACGGCAATCCCGTAGATGAGTATGGTAATCGCTTGGATGTATAATAATTTATGGAGGAAAATGTAGTTGCATAAGAAGCCCGACTTCGCCGGATGGGTTACTAAGAACGACATTCAATGTAGCGATGGTGTGATTATTCGTCACGATGCCTTTCGCCAAAACAATGGCGGTCAAGTTCCTATCGTGTGGCAACATGACTACTCCAGTCCTTCAAACGTGTTGGGGTATATGATTCTTCAGCACCGTGATCAGGGTGTCTACGGTTACGGCTATCTTAACGATACCGAACATGCACAAGACACACGAGTCCTTCTTAAACATGGTGATGTTAACGCTATGTCTATTGGGGCCCGAGGTATCCGTAAGAACGGTAATGATGTAATTCATGGCGAAATCTATGAAGTAAGTCTCGTTCTTAAAGGTGCGAATCCTGGTGCGGTTATCGAACATGTTATGCTCCATAGCGCTTACGGGACTGAAGAGTACGAAAGCGACCGTGCTACCATTTTCACTGGTATCACACAGGAACTTCTTCATTCTGCAGATGTAGAGGAAGAAGAGGAAGAACAAAAGGAGGGACAAATGTCTCGTTCATACGAAGAAATTCTAGAGGGTCTTACTGACGAAGAAGTAGAGAACCTCGTTAATGGAGTCATTACTGATGTCTCTAACGCCCTTGAAGCGAAAGAAGCAGAAGGTGATGAAAAAACTCAAAATGAGTTAGAAATCAACGGTTTGGATGAAAACGTCGAAACTGCTGAAGCTGACTCCGCATCTGAAACTGAAACTAGCGAAGACGCTAGTGGATCTGAATCTAGCGACGCTGTCGCACATTCTATCTTTGAAGGAGAAGAAACTTTGAAACACAATCAATTCCAAGGAACTACTCAAGGTGAAGTAACAGAAAAAGAACTTGATAAGTTGCTCCATAGCGCTATCCAAGGTAACGCAACATCATTCGCTGGTGTATTGCGTGCAAACGATGTCCTCGGTGAAGACTCACTTCAACACGGTTTAATCGGTATGGAAACATTGTTCCCACAACCTGCTAATGCCGGCGGTGTTAATGTCTACAACCCAGGATCACTTAACATTGACAAGATCATGGGACAATTCGGTAAGTCCCCACTTCCTCGTGTTAAAAACATGTTTGCTAACCTTACAGAAGACGAAGCTCGTGCTCGTGGATATATTAAAGGTAACCAAACTCTTGACTCTATCGAAGAAGTTTACTTCCGTGAAACTACTCCAGGTTCTGTTGTTCGTCGCGAAACAATTGACCATGACGACTTGATCGACTTGCAAGATGGCGGATTTGCTGCTGTTAACTTTGTTCAACAAGTTCAAATGGCCAAGTTCAAAGAAGAGATCGTTAAAGCAGCGTTCTTGTCTGACGGACGTCCATTGACACTTTCTGACGGTAAACGTAACCCTGAAAAGATCAGTGAAAAACATATCCGCCCTATCATCAAAGATGATCCGTTGTTCGTAATCAAAGTAACCGCTGCTACATTTGAAACTGCAGTTGATGATGTGATCAGTAAAGCATTCCCTGCTTACCAAGGTTCTGGTAAACCATGTCTTTACATCAACCCATTTGACTTGGCTAAGTTGAAGACTCTTAAAGACAAGAACGGTCGGTACTTGTATGCTCCATCTATGGATAACAACCAAGTACCTGGTAATGCAAACATTGCAGCATACTTCATGTGTGATGAAGTTGTTGAATACCGTGCACTTCCTCAAGGAACATTCATCATTGGTAACCTTGTAGACTATCAATTCGGTATGTCTAAGAATGGTGAAATTGCTACATTCGATAGCTTCGATATCGACTTCATGCAACATAAATACTTGATGCATGCCCGTATGTCTGGTGCTATTCGTACACCTAAATCATTCATCGTGGTTACTGTAACTGATAAAGCTGCTGCTGATGAAACTGCTGTTAACTTCGATTCTACTGGTCTTAAATCTAAACCAACTTGGACTGTACAAACAGACCCAACTGAATTCAAAGGTGTAGGTGCCAAAGCTGTAGATTATGACGCTGCAGTTAATGGTGTTGTTATGACTGAAGAAGAGAAGAAACTCGGTGATATTGAGACTTCTCCAAAACAAAAGAAACCTAAAAAAGCTGAATAGCCTTGGAAGGTAGGAAGGTAATATAATGACAAAAGCTGGAATTAGGGTTATCTTCCGTTCCAAAGACCTGGAGGAAGTTGCGATTGGGGATTATCGGTATAAATATACCGTCTCCCCTTTGTTAACTGCTCGCATAACCTCTAAGTCATTTAACATAGACGACAGTAATAGTATCAATCAGAATACAAAGACTACTCTTATATTTGATACACTACTTCCGAATAGTCCAGATGATCGGTTGAGCCGTATCACACATATTGTGTATATGGGGACGATTTATAAGGTCGATAAGGTTCGTCCATATCCCCCTAGAGCTGCTATCACGATTGATGATATTGAGCTATCTGAACTAAAAGGTGAACTTGAGCAGATTGTTAAAGAAGCTTCTCAAAAAACTCAAAATGATTTAAAACTTGACGCATACAACAAACTTAATGTCAAGGATGCCTCTGATAATCCACCTACCATTGGTGAATTAGTGTTTTTGGATGGGGTTATTAAAATCTGGGATGGTGAGAAGTATCTAGATATTCTTAAGTTTATTAAAGAACACACTAATAATGCGTGTACACCTAATAAGCCTGCTATACCTGAGACTAATCACGATCCTGCTTCATGGGATGAGTTGTAGGTGATCGTATGAAGAGTAGAGAGACGGTTCTTAGAAAACTCAAGGATAATATCACGCCTAATATTTACTTCACACCACCAGACACTGTTGTACTTAAGTACCCTGCCTGTGTGGTTACTCGTGAAGATATTGAAGTCCTTAAGGCAAATAACAAGATTTATAATGCGAATATCGCTTATAAAGTAGTGTATATTTCCAGAGAGGAAGGCGACGATATTTTCTTGAAAGTTATGAACTTATTTGATCATTCTGCATTTCGTACGGAGTACAAATATAATGGGTTATACCATAAAGTATTTGTCGTCTATGCATAGAAAGGAAGAATATGGCAACAGTACAAGAAGTAATTAACTATGCCCGTTCATTGGCCGATCAAGGTATCGGTACTGATGCCGACGGAGCATATGGTACACAATGTGTTGACTTGCCAAATAGTATTTCTCAGATTTACTTCGGTAAAATTCTTTGGGGTAATGCTATTGACTTGCTCGACTCAGCTCGTGACAATGGCTACGAAGTTGTGTACGACGCTATTGGTGTAAACCCACGTGCAGGGGCTATCTTTGTAATGGCCACTACCGACCATAACTACGGTCATACTGGTCTTGTCATTGAAGACTCTGACGGCTACACTATTAACACTATTGAACAGAACATCGATGGGAACTTTGACTCACTTTATGTTGGAGGCCCTGCTCGATACCATACTCGTGACTTTACGGGTATTGTCGGATGGTTCTATCCACCTTACAATGACGAACCTCAACCAGAACCTGTCATTGCTCCTCAACCTGAGACTCCTGCTGATGAAGTAGTAACTCATGAAGAGGTTGCTCGTTTTACAGTTAAGGTTGCTGGGCTTAACGTCCGTAAGGCTCCGCATCTATCTGCGGAAATTGTTGATCTATACACACCTGAACAAACATTTATCTATGACCAATGGATGGATGCTGATGGGTATCGCTGGGTGTCTTATATTGGGGCTACTAGCGGTGAGCGACGTTATGTTGCTTGTGGTAATGTTGAGAATGGCGAACGTATCAATGCGTTTGGTGAATTCTCAGAAGCTTAAATTATTGGAGGAAATCTATAAATGGCACAATTAGTTTGGGATCAGGATACTAAACGTCTCTTTGAGAACGGGGTTGACAACGGTGTCCTTTACGTTATCGGAAGCACTGGTGAATACGGTAAAGGTGTTGCTTGGGACGGTTTGACTAAAGTATCTGAATCACCTGAAGGTGCGGAAGCTACTGCGAAATACGCAAACAACAAGAAATACCTTAACTTGCGTTCAGATGAACGTTTCAAAGGTCAAATCTCTGCCTTCACATACCCACAAGCGTGGAATAAATGTCAAGGTAAACTTTCACCTATGACTAGCGATTCAGGGGCTAAGAAAGAACTTGCTGGTGTAACATTATCTGGTCAAGCACGTTCTAACTTCGGTCTTTCTTACCGTACTCGTATTGGTAACGATACTGAAGGTTTGGACTACGGTTATATTCTTCACCTTGTTTACTCTGCATCTGCTGGTGTATCAAGTAAAGAATACCAAACAATTAATGAAAGCCCAGATGCTCTTGAGTTCTCTTGGGACTTCGAAACAGTACCAGTTGCTGTACCAGGTATGAAACCAACTGCGCACATCGAAATCAACAGCACTTTGGTTGATAAAGATAAACTTGCAGCTCTTGAGAAGAAACTTTATGGATCTGCTGATTCAGAACCAACTCTTCCAAAACCAGAAGAAGTATTCACTCTTCTTGGATTGGTTGCAGGGTAATTAACTAATTAATGGTACGGGATAGGGGTTGGACAGCTAAGGTCGTGCTGGTACCGAAAATTCAAAATGGATTAAATATATACATTAAAGGAGTATAGAAATGATTTCAAGAACAGTAACTTATAACAACTTGCTAACTGGCGAGGAAGTAACCGAAGATTTATGGTTCCACTTACGTAACGACGAAGTTGTTCGTATTCTAGGACGCGCTAAGATGGACTGGGAAGACTACATCAAAGAAGTAATGGCTCGTGAAGACATTGACGAGATCTTCGACTTCATCGAAGGAATTCTTAAACAGGCTTATGGTGAGCGCTCAGAAGATGGACGTACTTTCCGTAAAGATAAGAAACTTCAGGAAGACTTTGTTAACTCAGAAGCGTATTCAGCTTTGTTTGTACAAATGATGTTGGATGTAACTGAAGACGAAGGCGATGGTTCTGAAGGTAATACAGCCAAATTCTTCACGGCTATCGTTGGAAACCCAACTAAAGGAACTGTTCCTGAAAAGGTTTCTAAAATCAAGAAAAAATAATGTATAGATGAGGGGTTAATTTTTTACGCCCCTCTTTTATTTTTATCTCGTAGGAGGTCGGTATGTTAATTATAGATACCCCTGATAGGGAGTATTATAACGAGGAGACCAACCAATTTATAACTATACCGGGTCGACGTTTGCACTTTGAGAATACGCTAAAAGTATTAGCCGAATGGGAGTCTCTATATCGCAAGCCTTTTTTAACTCGAGAGGAAAAGACCACTGCAGAGCTCTTTGACTACTTTATTCTTATGTGTCAAGATGAGATTACTTATGATGATTTGACAAGTGAAGTTGTCACAGAACTGGGTATGTATCTAAACGATGTGCCTACTGCGACGACTATCACTAAAAGAGGTGACAGTGATGGTAATACCTCTTCAGCCGGCATGATCCAAACCTCAGAAGTAATCTACGCCTGTATGGCTAATGCGAGAGTTCCTTTTGAATGTGAGAACTGGAACCTACATAGACTATTAACTATGTTGGCCGTTATTAGTGAGTTGAATAACCCTGATAAGAAGAAGATGTCTAAAGCAGAGACACTTCGTACATATGAAGATCTTAATGCTAAGCGCTTGGCGCAAATTGAACAGATGAAGAAGGAGAAGTTAAATGCGTCTAAAGGTAACCTCCGTTAAGGTTAAAACCGGATTATCTAAAGCCTTAAGCAAAGCCTCTACTTTATCCAGTATTAAAGGTTCTATGTCATCTATCGGGCATAAGGGACTTGGGCGTCTTATTAACGCCACCCCATCTCGTTCAGGTAAGACTAAATCGTCATGGGACATGGAAGTCGAAAAAAATCAAAATGGTTATACTTTGTACTATTCTAACTCTAATAAGATTTCGGATGGTACGCCCTTGGTAGTCCTTATTGTAAACGGGCATGGTACCGGTACCGGTGGTTATGTCCCTGCTAACAATTTTGTTACTCCTATTGTTGATTCTGTAGTAGATGAGATACTGAGGGAGGTGGAGAATATAATTGAGTAAACAGGTAATCGAAGAACGCCTTATCAAACTAGGTATTGATAATGAGCAGTTCAAACAAGGATTAAAAGAGTCCCTGTCTTCTCTATCAGATTTAGATAAAGGACTCAAACAAGCAGCAGATGGTAAAAGTGGGTTATTCGGAAATAGCGAGAAATCTGCTAAATCCTTATCTAATGCCATTACCGGATTGCTTAACTCAGCCCCAAAACTGGGTAATGCATATTTGGGCGTATTCGATAAGATTACCTCTGCTATTGGTGGAACTACTGGCTCTGTAGGTAAACTAGTTTCTAGTATGTTCAACTTTGTATCTCCTTTTAGTTCTGGTACTAAAGGAGTTGCAGATGGATTAAGTAAAATTCAAGACGGCGTTACGAGCAGTTCAGGCAAATTCGGGATGTTACAATCTGTAGCAACCGTGGCTCTGGGTAATATTGCAGCATCTGCTATTACTACTGGATTGTCTATCGCTAAGAATATCGGAGGGAATATTCTTCATTCAATCATGCCTTTAAAAGCAGGGTTTGGACAGTTTGAAGATAAGATCAACTCCGTAAACATGTTGGTTGCCGCACTTGGTAAATCAGAAATGGGTAACATCACAAACTCGTTGGATGATTTACAGAAGTACGCTGAGACAACCAAATACTCTGTTAAACAGATGCATGGCTCCTTGGCACAATTCGTAAATGCTGGGGTCGGTCTTAATGAAGCGACTACTGCGCTTAAAGGTTGGGGTAACTTGGCAGCATCTGCCGGTGCTACAACTGATGGATTTAACCGCTCACTCCAATTCGGGGTACAACAGGCATTACAAATGGGTATGATGAATACTCAGAACTGGATGTCTGTGGAAAACGCGGGTATGGCAACTAAACGCTTTAAAGATATCTTAGTCGATACGGCTACTCAAATGGGTATTAATATCGATATGTCGGAAGGTTTCCGGGGATCTCTTAAAGATGGTTGGTTGACTAACGAAGTCTTGATCAAGTCATTGGAGAAGCTTGCCAATGATGAGACTTTAGTCAAAATGGCTGCAGAATTTCACACATTTGGTGAAGTTGCCGAGGCCGTATCAGACCAGGTTACCTCAGCCTGGGCTCGTTTCTGGGAAACACTTATTGGTCAAGCAGGTAGTGATGAAGTAACTGCCTTCTGGACTAAATGGGGTAATATCGCAGCAAACGCTATGGGCGCTGTTGGTATGAAAGCTAATGATTTAGCTAAGGCGTTTGTCGAATTCGGTGGACGTAACAATATTGTTAAAGCCTTAGAGTCGGCATTTAGTAGTATTGGCGGCATCTTTAACTCATTTGGTACTGCATTTACTCATGTCTTCGGTGGAAACCTAGGATCTAAGATGATGGAAGGTCTATCGAATGGTATTAGTAAATTTGCTGATAAGATTCGATTAGGTAAAGCCGAACTTGATGCATTCCATCATATTTTCATTCTAGTCTTCCAAAGTCTGAAATGGATTGGTACTGAAGTATTTGCTAAACTTAAATTCCTAGGCGCCCTTATTCCAAATCACCTTGTTAAGGACTTAATCATTATAGCGGGTATGATATCTAAGGTATTCTATACCGCAGTTCGTATGATTGAGAAGATCTTACAGTTGATTATTCCATTCGATAAGATTGGTGGAATATTCAAGTTTATTGGAGATGTATGGACTGGTTTATGGGATAAACTCCATAATGGTCTGGCGTCATTCTCAGAGAAGTGGTATGACTTCTTTGGTAAGATACCTCCAGGATTCGATAAGATTGTTGCCTGGTTTAGTAAACTATGGCAGGTTATCAAATTCCTAACACCGTCTATTGATAGACTCAAACAATCTCTACATGGGCTTGTTTCTAAAATTACTAACCCATTCAGTACATTAGGAAATGCTCTTGGAACCAATACTCGGAAATTCAATGAGTGGCTTTTCTTTGTAGGTAGTGCGACACAACGTTTCCCTATCTTCGGTAAAGCTCTAGGTAAATTCCTTGTTGGCTTCTCTAATTTCAATGATGCGACTGCTAATATGGATCATTGGGCAGGTCGTCTGGGAAATAATCTACGTAATGCACTATGGAAAATTCGTCATACGTGGGCTAATGAGACAGGTCGTATCAAGGTTTCATATAGAGAATTCTGGGGAAGTCTCAATGAGGCTATGGATGGTGTTCTAAAGAGAGAAATCCTTACATGGAAACAGTTCATGAGTGTCGTGAAGTGGGATAAACTAATTCCACCACAACTCAAGAATGTATTTAGTGGTTTCTCATTTAAGATGCCTGATATGTCAGGTCTTAAAGCCGGACTTGCATCATTCGCTGGTAATCCATTCGGCGCTATGATTGGTGGAACCCAGAATTTGTCAAAATGGTTAGAAACTACTACATTCTCATTCAAAGGGTTTGCGGATGTTATTCGTCGTAAGTGGCCTACACTTGACGAGTATGCTGATAAACTAGAGAAGGTTAAGTTCTCATTAAGTTTCTTGAAACCAGTTGTCGATAAACTAGGCGAAGCTCTTAAATGGCTTAAAGATAAGTTCTCTGATCTTAGCTTTGGTAAACTCGATTTAAGTGGTATTACAAAACCATTAGTGGATGCTGGTAAGGCTATCCATGAGAACTTCTCAGAAGGCGTGGTTCCAGGTATTGTTAAGTCTGTTGACGGTTTCCGTAAATGGGCTAGTGAACTATCTGGTTTCCGTATTGCATTCGCCCCATTCGCTGCGGGTGGTATGGTTATTAAAGAGGCCTTCGGTAATATTCGTAATGAACTTAAGAACTCCAAAGTCGACTTCAGTAGCTATAAAGGAACTTTAAATACCTTTAAAGGTTGGTTTAATGGGTTCTGGGAAGGTCTCAAGAAGACTGCATCTGGCCCAACTTTAACCACTATCGGAGATGGTATTAAACATGGGTTTGCCGCTACTATGGACTGGTTACGTACAAATGTAGGGCCGTGGTTTGGAGACTTCTTCAATTCATTACCTACAGGTTTACGAAATGCGTTTGACCGATTAGGTTCTACATTACGACAATTCATATCTGTATTTGGTTCGGCCTTTAGTGGTGCTAAACTAGACTTTAGTTCATTTGGATCAACCATTCAAACTGTTGGTGATGCTATCCATAAGGTATTTGAGAAACTCAAAGAAGCACTTAAGAGTCTTTGGGACGGATTTAAAGAGATCTTTAAAGTGCATTCCGCTAGTGCCGATGAAATGACTGCCGAAGATTATGGTTTAACTAAACTTGATACCCTAAGTAACAAACTTGGCGATGTCGATAATAAACTTGGCAACGTTAATACTAAGGCTACTAGTCTATTCGGTACAGTCGGCGAATTACTTAAGAAGATTAGCTTCGTATTAGGTGAAGCATTCAAACCACTACAGCAGACAGACTCTGAACAACTAGGTAAGATTTTTGTTATTGTTGGTGGTATCATGCTCCTTTGGAATACTCGTAAGAAAGTATTAGGTATTAAAGAGGTATTTGCCACATTCTTCGATACTCTAACCAAAGGAAGTAAAGGCGCGCTTGATGCGGCTAAAGGTTTATTCACTCAAATGGGTGGGTTCTTTAAAGCTAAAGCTCGTTTCGAGAATATTAAATCGTTTGCATTAGCTATCGGTACTCTTACTGCGGCACTCCTAGTCCTATCATTTATCCCACAAGATAAGTTGATAACTGGTGTTTTGGGTCTCGCTGCCGTATTGGTGGCATTTGAAGCGTTTTACTTGACATTATCGATAACAACTAGTAAGTTCGATAAGGAAAAAGTTGAGGGTGCTAAGAAGATGATGCTCGGTATGCTAGCAATAGCAGGTTCTATATTCTTAGTTTCAGGCGCAGTGTCTATTCTAGGACATATGGATACAGGAGCATTACTTAAAGGAGGCTTTGCCGCAACCATACTGCTTACTGTACTTGGTGCTATAACCGTCGCTATGACTAGGTTCCAAGGTGCTGGCGGTACAAAATCTTCAGAGATGAGAAAAATCTCCGTAAGTCTTTTAACTTTCATTGGTATAGCCTATGCTGTTAAGAAGGTAGCTAAAGAAGTTGTTAAATTAGGCCAAATGGACTTAGGGTCTCTTTCAAAAGGCTTAGCTAGTATCGCTGTTATAATCGGTGGCCTGACCCTCATTATCTGGCAGACAAGTAAGATGGAAAACGTCAAAATGTCTTCAGTTTTAACATTCTTAACTGTAGCTAAAGCGATTTCTGGTATCACTAAGACTATTCAGAAACTTGGTGAGATGGATACTAAGACTCTTATTCAGGGTGGTACTGCCGTGGCTATCTTAATGTCTGTTATTGCAGGTATTACTTATACCTTCAGTAAGCTCGATAATACCAAGCAATCCTTCACTAAGAACGCTACCGTATTATTTGCTGGTTTGGCCGGAATCATGTTCATGATGACTAAACTTGCCAATGATATGGGTCAAATGAAAGACCCTGGTTCGTTAGTTCTGGCACTTGGTGCTATGTCTGTCGCTATTGCTGCTATGGCTGCGATATCTCAAATGATCAAGTCTAATGGTTTGGCCGATAGGGGTATCGATGAAGGTGTTAAGAATGTCGCTGTAATTGCAGGATCTCTTACTTTAGCAGCGGCTGGTCTATCTCTTCTAGCTAATGGTAATGCTAACTGGGCAGAAATCCTAGTAGCTTCTGTATCTCTTGTAGGTGTATTCTATGGAATTGCCAAAGTTGGTCAAGTTGCAGGTAGACTGAAAGTCGAAGACTTCAAAGGCATGGCCGCTGTAGTCGCATCTATTGTAGGCGGTGCTATCGGTCTTACAATCTTATCTAAAGTTCCTATCAAGGACTTGTTGTGGCAATCCGTTGCTCTCGTTAGTATATTTACTGCTATCGCCGGCATCGGTACTCTTATGAGTAAATTCGGAGGAGCCGGTGCTGTAGCTAGTATAGCTGGTATTGCAACTGCCTTCTTAGCTATGGCGGCTGGTATTGCGGCTGTTGTTGCTGCTGCTGGTTACTTTATCGATTCTCTTGGACGACTTGTCGATGCTATCACTAGACTCATCGAAGCTGCCTCTAGACTAGGTAAAGAAGGCGGTAGGAACTTTGCTGAATTCTTTAAAGAAGCGGCTAAAGGTGGCGATAGTATAGCCGAGGTTGTTGCTAAGATGGTTGAGGGTATCGTAACAGGTACCGTTAAAGGTGTTGAAGCTAACTTACCTCGTATTGTCGAAATAGGTATCCAGCTTATCAAAGGTATCGTTATTGGTGTAGCTCAAGCTGCAAATGATCTAATTGGCGCTATCCTTGAGATTGGTGGTCAGATTATCGATAAGATTTTAGGGGCACTTCCTACATGGATTATTAAAATTTGTGATGGCGTGCTGTCAGGTATGCGGCAAATCGCTCAATGGGTTCGTAATAACAAGAACGTTATTGTTGTATCCGTAATGGAAATCTTCGCAGCGATTACATCAGTTATCGCAGAGTCAATCGCAGCCCTACTGGGTCTTATATTTGATGCTATCGGTATGATACCTGGTCTAGGTGGTATGATGGAAGATGCCAAGAAGGCCGTATACGACGCTGCTGACGGATTCTCAAAATGGCAACAAGATCGTATTAATGAGACCAAACGCTTTGCTGAACTTATGGTCAAAGGTGGTGTCGATGCCGCTGTTCAGACTCTTGAAAAACTTGGTCAAGCAGAAGTCCAAGCAGCGGTTGCTTTCAGTGCTAAATCTCAAGATGGCCTAGAGAAATTCAAGATCTTCTGTTCTCAATTAGGTATTCAAGGCGCGGATGAATTCATTAAAGGTCTTAAGTCCGGAAGCGTTAGTGCTCAGGAAGCTAGCAAGCTCTTCGCCAAGATGGTTGAAATGGGTATGTCTGAGGCGGATGTTAAAAAGATCGCTGAGGCTGCCGGTTACGACTATGCTAACGGTATTCTTACTGCTAAACCTAAAGCTAAGACTAGTGGTGAAGAAGTTAAGAAATCCTTAGAAGAAGGACTTGGTGGAGATGGTAATTTCGACCTAACGAAACTGTCATCCGCCTTTACCAAACTTAACGAATTCATGGGCGGTAATCTAGATATGACCAAAGTACAGGCTGCTCTGAAATCTGGTCAAATCAATGAAGAGATGATTACCAAACTTTCAGAAGGAGATTTCTCTCAATTATCTGAAGAACAGATGCAAGAGTTCCTAGCAGGTCTTTCTAAATCTGAAGAACCTGCGGGAGAAAGAGCCAAGGCAATTCGTGATGCCGTAATTAACGGTTTGAGTAATGACGGTCAAGGCTTCGACCAAGAGACTGTCGCCAAAGCTTTGATTAATTTAGACACACACTTAGGTGGTAAACTAGATGAGGTCAAAGCATTAGCTGCAATTAAATCAGGAGAAATTCCACCTGAAATTATCGCAGCATTAGCTACAGGTGATTTCTCTAAAGTATCTGAAGAACAATGGGCCGCTTATATCAAGAAAATTGAAGATACTGCTCCTCCTGCCGGTGATGCAACTGGTAAAGTCGGAGAACAAGTTAATTCAAAATTAGATCAGATAAAAGAATCAGCTCTTACGAAAGCAGACGCGACCGGTAAAGGTGTTGTAAAAGGGTTAGATATATCTGGATCGGTACCTGGTACAATGTCTACTATGGATCAATACGCTGGTGCTATCGATAAAAGCGGTAAAACAGCCAGTACAAATGCTAAAAATACAGGAAGTTCAGTTCAAAAGAATCTTGAAATTCCAGGTTTCCGACTTGGTTCGGAAGGTACATCAGCCTATTCAACAGGTATTAAGACTCATGAAGGTACTGCAAGAACAAATGCAGGTATTGTAAGAGATGCGGCTACTAGTCAGTTGTCGTTTGATGCATCTGGTTCAGGAGCCGCTATTGCAGAGTCCTTTGCTAGAGGTCTTGTTAGTGGTCGAGCTACTACTGCTGTTACAGGTGCTGCTGCTCAACTTGTTGGATTAGCTAAGGCACACCTCCCACACTCACCCGCTAAGATGGGGCCATTCTCAGGAGAAGGTTGGCGTAAGGTTAAGAGCTCAGGTATTGCTATTGCAAGAGCGTTCGCTAGTGGTTTAGGCGCATCAACATCTATAAATGCGGTTAATTCAACTATGGGTGGTTTGATGTCTCATGTACATGATGCTATTACTAACATAAATGGTTATCTTGATGAGAATATGGAGATTTCACCGACCATCAAACCTGTATTAGACATGTCCAACCTTTCTGGATATTCATGGACAGGAAATGGTTCTCTTAACCTACGGACTATCGGTGTAGATTACGGTTCCCTTAATCCAACCACAAGTAGCCTAGCGTCTAACCGTGCTAACATTGCCTCAGTTGTTTCTGGTTTGAACCGTCTTGATGAGAAACTTGAGACGCTCACTGAGTACACATCTGCGGGTAATGATTTACTTGCTCAAGATCGATATAGTCCAATCTATATGGATAAAGATCTTGTTAACCGAGCTCTTGCCCCTGGTATGGCAGAAGCTCAACGGTCATATTCTGACCGACTTAATATGTTAGAAGGAGTATTACCAACGATATGAGAGATGAAAGTTATTTCTCCATAATCTTCGGAGAAGGAACTGAAGCTGTTGATATCGGTAAACTTATTGGAACTATAACTAAAGTTGAACGGAACGTCGGTGCTGAGCAGAGTCATATATATTCTGCCGGCACTGGCCGTTTTGGTAAGACTTGGCTTGCTGGGTCTCGGGGTTCGTATCCGATTACAGTCGAAGGTAAGTATTCAGGCAGTCCGTCTGATATCTTAAAACTTCGAACTAAGTTGGCACGAGCCCTTGATTGCCCGGATGGGCCTAAGAAGTTACAGTTCGATGACCAGGACGGCAATTATTATCTTGCCGTATGTAGCGGTCAGGTTAAGTTCACCGAAAATCTTCAAACAAGTACAGTGGATGTTAGTATTTCTTTTGAAGTTCCAGATGGGGTACTCCATTCGGAACGAACTAAACTACTCACTATCAATACAACCTCTCCTGAAATCGGGTCAATCCGACAGGAGGGCAGTATTGTCAAAATAACTTTAAATAATGAAGGAAGTGCACCGGCTTATCCTAAAATTAAGATTCACAACAATGAAACTAATGGATGGATCGGTATTGTAAACAAGAATGGCCTTATGGAGATCGGGACTAGTGCTTCTGGTGCAGGTGGTGCTCGTGTATCAACGGGACAATGGGATAAGGCCCATACCTTATTAAATTTATCACCTAGCGACTCTGCTGGATGGAATAAGGGTGTAAATATAACTTCTAAATTTGCATCCCAATCACCTCTCCCATTTGCAAACCATGCTGAAGCAAGCGACTTGCGGGCTGAGTGGGCACATAGAGAGCGCGGAAGTGTAGGATATGACTGTCCTGGTTTCCACTGGAACCGTCAAGGACAAAAAGGTATAGGTCAAGACTGGGGATGTTGTATTTACGAATTTCCATTATCACTAGACCCTGAGGGATTGAAGGGCGCTAAGGATTTTCGTTGTGACTTTAACATGAAAGTATGGGAGTCTAAAGTTGGTCAAACTGGTCTTATGGCGTTGCTGTTTATGACAGATGATTATAAACTAGTATGCGCATATAGTATTGACAAATGGATGACCGACCGACAACATACGACGCAAGTCTTCACGACAACTGATATCCATAAAGATGGGCCAGTTCCACGTGTAATAAATACCTTCGATTCTAATAACAATGAGCCAGGACAACCACATCCTAATATTGCATTTAATAGTAATACGGGGGGTTGTTATATTATTAAAGAAGGGCCTAAGTTTACATTTACTTATGCTGGTAGACCAACTACTGTAACAGACCCATCTAGAGAGCACATGGTATGTACCAAGGTATGTGTGTTATTTGGTCGTATGAAGTTTGAACGTCCTGATAAAGGACATTTAGATTTAATGGTTGTTCAATCTATTAAGTTCCAGAAGATCAATGCCGAACGTTATGAATATGTTTCCAACAAATATAACAAAGGTAGTGAAGTTCTGGTTGATATGGAAAACGGGCGACTTACATTTAATGCGGATCCTAGCGCTGCTAAGATCGGGGTATCCTCAGAAGGCGACCTTGTTAATGGGTCTAGGTATTTTAGTATACCGCCTGGTGTATCAGAATTAGAAATCCATTCCTCAGCGTTTGTTACACAACCACCAGACGTAACCCTTGAGTGGGGAGAGGCATGGCTGTAAGAAAGGAGGCTGAAACTTCAAAATGAGATTAAAACCTGCATGGCAATTAGCCGTACATGATAAAGCTATGAACATTGTAGATCGTATTAACAATGATGTACCGGGTTCTCTTAAGTATTACAATGACGAGTTTCATCAATACTGTGGTAAAGGGTCAGCCACCTTTAGATTTACAGTAGATAAGTTTTTAAACGGTAAACTCAATGAGCGAGCTAACAACCTCAACTCTGAGTGCTATATTTCATTTCATGAAGATGGGAAAGACCATGTATTTAACGTTATGCAGCGCAAGGAAACTGACCGTACAATTGAGTTAGATTGTGTGTCTACCAACTTAGAGTTACTGAATGAGAAGACGCTTGCTTATGAGTCGAAGGAACCTAAAACATTCCGACAATACGCTGAAGATATGGCGTTATTCCGTTACACTCGTATTGACCTTGGTATCTGCCAAGTTGACGGACGCACACGCACATTGAAATTTGAGTCAGAGGATGATACCTGTATTGCTCGTATTCTCAAGCTTGTGGAAGCGTTTGATGGCGAGATGGAGATTATCACTAAGTTAACAGCTCGTGGTCAGATTGATAAGTATATTCTTAACGTCTATAAATCCCGAGACAACTCTAGTGATAGGGAACCAGGACTTGGTCGTGTCCGTACTGATATTCGTTTACAGATGGGACGAGACGTTGTTTCTGTAACTAAGAAAGAAGACAAGACTAATTTATTCTCCGCTATTCGTATTCGGAATAAAGACGGCGCCTATATCACTCAACCAAATTCGAAAATTATTAAGACCGCAGATGGGAAACATAATGAGATTTACTGTACACCTGGCTCTCATACTATCTATGCTCCGATCTCTGCTCGTCTTTATCCATCTGTAAACAAACGTGATAACTGTGACCCATGGATTGTACGTGATGTTAAGACTGAGTATACAACACCAGAAGAAGCATGGGCTTACGGGGTTCGTATGTTAAAGAGACATATGTATCCTATTACTACATGGGCGATTGAGCTTAACTCAGCCGTTGTACTTCAACGTTATGATATCAACATTGGTGATGTAATCTTCATGACGGACGAAAACTTTATTGGTGGGTTGCTTATTCGTGCTCGTGTTGTTGAGATGATTCGATCATCAACTAATCCTAGTGCTACTAAAGTCATCTTATCGAACGTTGTCGCAGTTCGTCCAACTAACAACTCAACTCTGATGTCTGCGATGTCTCGTATGATTGCCGAGTCACAAAGTTTCAAAATGACTGTAAAAACTACAGGATCTGTAATGTTTCGTGAGCTCAATGAGGAATGTGTCCTTATCCCTTCCTTATTTAGGGGTAATGAAGAGGTACTAGACGTCGAGTATACATTCTATGTTGATGGTAATTTAGCTGGTAATGGCGATAGGTTCACTGTATCTAAGGCCAATATTGGGACAACAGGAACCGCTATGGTTTCTATTCATGCCTGGTATCAAGGTAAGATGGTCGAGTTCCAAGACATATCCTTTGCTACGGTTAATGATGGTAAATCACCTGTACTAACAACCATTGAGTCTAGTAATGGTGATGTATTCAAGAACGGCGTTATCGAAACTGTATTGACAGCTAAGTTATTTAGAGATGACGTTGAGATCGATACAAAAGGTGAGGCTTTTGACTATACTTGGACAAAGACTAATGCTAACGGTGAGGTCGATGAAGAATGGGGTAGACGTCCTGAGTCTAAGAGAAAGCGCGTTAGTGTTACTCGAATTGATGTTGAACAAAGAGCGACATTCTCTGTAGCTGTTTCAACTAAAAACGAGGTCGGTACGGTCGGTAATAGCAAAGTCGTTGGTCGGAACTTATGGGTCAATAGTAGAGCAACAGGTTATGCCTCTATTGAGACACTCCCGGAGAACCATATTACTGGTCAGCGTGAATGTTATCGAATAGAGACGGGGTATGGAAAGAATAATCTAAGATTTAATATTGCTCCAGACTTCACTAAACGCTTCTATAAAAAACTCACAATGTCTGCCTGGGTTAAATATGAGAATGTTAAAAAGGGCCCTAACCCTTGGCAAGGATTTAACTGTTTTAAATCAATCCCATTGCAAAGACGCAACTCCAAGACAAATGAATCAGCTCCTATTGATTACCCTGGTATGTTCAACTTT